TGCGCCACGAACTCCTGTAAGTGTTACGTTCGTAAAAACTACATTGTTCATATCTACAAAAGCTGTAGTGCTACTAGATGTAGGCGTCACTGTGGTTATCGCATTACCTTTAGCGGTATAATTTGTGCCACTGACTTCGTTGCTAGAAGTATAAGCTGTGGTAGCCGCATTAAAACTTGCACTGTTTGTATACATTGCCAACTTAAATACGTTAGATGCCGCCGTAAAATTATGCACACCTTTCAAAAGCTCTGTTTTGAACGAGGTACACATGAAATTTCCTGAGAATGCCATTTACATTTTCCTTATATATTCAGCTAGTTTTTTATGACCAGCATCACTGATTGCATTATATACAGTAGTTCTATCACTTTGGATAGCCTGTTTCATGTAGACTGCGATTACAGCCGCCATCTGTTGTTTGTACGCTAAGGCTTGATCCCTTATTGCTGGTGGGGCGTCATCAGCCACAGACATAAGACGATCAGCGCAAAGTTCTGCTACTTCCTCTGGCGTAAAACCACGATTGTTAGTGGTTCTAACTTCAACACTTCCCACTGTCATTTCAAACGGCATGTTCATCTAAAATTTCCATCCCTATAACTATCGCCTTTGCTGGCAGCATCAATAACAGATAACTGTTGTAGCGCAGATTCATACCGTTCTCTGTATGACTGCATAACATCAGGATCGCCCTTCATAAATGTGTATGCCTCTACCAAAGAGCCATAAAGAAGTGCGGTGTCAGCGTTCTCACCAAGCCATGATGTACTTGTAGTAACAATAGACTTAGGCTCAAAGTAGTAATGTAGCTCTACAGTATATGTAGCATTAGGTGTTGGACCTATAATAAAATGTCCGTCTGTAGCCGCTGTTATAGCGTCACCATCAAACTGTCCGTAATACTTTGGAACGCCTTGAGTAGCAGCTACAGGATATGCTTCCCGCATAAAGTTAACGTCTTTTTCTAACAAGTACGTGTATGCTGCTGTGACAGGATCAACGATTGCTAGAGAAAATACGGCCAGAAAGTCATCAGGCCGCTGCAAGTATTGATTACCCTGCGCTAGTATGCCCGTACTATTGGACCTAACTTCAGGTATAGTAACAGTACGAAATATACGTTGCTCCGCTTGCTGAACAAACGTAGGGATCATAGAGACAAATGTTGCCTCTGTGTTCTCTGTATAGTCTTTTATAGCTTGCGTAAGCTCAGTATAATTCATTACTCGGCCTCGCTATACAAGTTATCGAATATTTGTGTTACGTCTAATGTGTAGTCTAAATCAGATTTAGAATAATGTATATGTTGTGATGGTTTAAAGTCTGGTGCGCCTTCGCCTGTTTCAAACCACGCAGGATGTGTTACCCGTACTCTGTTGTTAGGTAACGCCACTATATTGCCTGTCCACTTACCCGCATCTAATAGCTGTAGCACATGCGCTTGTTTATGCTGTGCAGGGTCATCTGCTACATCTGTGTCGGTATAGTCTACAGTAAATAGGTACTTAGCAGGAAAGAACCCTCCTGCAATCTTAGCCATCCACGGACAAGGTGACGCCCTGTTAAGCGTATATACCGCATGTGTATGCGAAGGGCAGTCCCAAGGCTGGGCTTCGTGAACTGCCATACCCTCGGGCCACTCTTCAAATGGTTCATCAGCTACCAAGGCAGTTATGGGCATCCTAGCCCACATAGCCCCGCCATGCACATTCTCATTGTCTGTATCGTCTGCTTCACAGCCCGTAAAGATAATCTGAAAACTCAGGCATCTGTTGGGCATCGTAGTTACAGCAATAACCATAGCATGTAGAAATTCGCCGTGGTAACGCTCGTGATTGACCGTATACTCACGACGAACCCAACACTTAAAGTGTGGTATATTGCTTTGCAAATAAGGCATTAGCCGTTCTTGCGAAAACGTTGAGGACGTGCTGCACCGCTACCGCGAGCAATAGTACCTCTACCGCCTTTGCTCATTTTCGCCAACTTACCGCCCTTGGCGTAGCCCTTCTTCATCATCTTGCCGCCGCCCATTTTCTTAGCTACAGCACCACCAGCCTTCTTCTTGGCTACAGCACCACCAGCCTTCTTCTTGGCTACAGCACCGCCTTTAGCCATACCTTTTTTCTTCATCGTGCCGCCATAGGCTTTTTTTAAGACTGAATCAAAAAATGCTTGCGCCTTTTTTCTGTCTCTTTCCTCTTTTGGATTTGTACCCCCTCGGGCAGGATCGGTAGCCATCATATTAGCAGTTTCTTCTGCTCCAAAACGAGAACCCTTATTTCCGGTAGCGCCAGAAACGTTCATTCGCTTGGTCATACCGGGAGATTCGCTAACGCGCTTACGTTTTGCTGCTAATCTCTTTGCGTCTTCCCGTGTTACGGGCCTTTTAGATGTTTTAGGTGCCATGTCCAAGTCTCCTATGGTGTGTTAGCCGTGCCGCCCATACCGCTGTGGTTTACGCAGTAATAGTATAAGGTTGGTGCGCTGTTAGCTACAGTTATCTGAACATATGCACCAGCTTGTCCAGCCGTTCCTGATGTGGTTACGCCTGTAGTGTACTCAGAACCACCACCATGCGTACCGTTAGCCGTAGTGCTAAAGCGCAATGGGTGACTACTATTACTAGAGGCGGACTGATCGAACCGGAAGGTAGAACCTTCTGCAATACTAATTGTCGGACTAACAACGCCATCTATGTAGAACTTATTGCCTGTGCCGTATGGATTAGTGCCGCTGGCTACCGTTACCGCAAATATGTTTGTAGTTACAGTAGCGGCACCTGAAGCGCCTGTGCCTGCTATGCCTGTAGCTGAAACTGTGGAATTATCAACTGCTGTAATGCTTACAGTACCTACAGCATTAGTTCCCGCTACACCTGTAACTGAAACATTAGCACTACTTCCCGCGAGTACACTAACAGTACCTACAGAACCAGACGCTGCTACGCCCGTGACAGTATCGCTTTCTGGTACAGGAATGTCTAAAGTAACACTACCTACTTGTCCTGTCAGGTGTACGAGGGGGTGCCCTACGGGGTTCCAACCAAATAAACCACGTCCGGGAGAAGCATCGGGCCTTGGATCAAGCAATGATTGTGGATCAACTACTCGGATGCGCCCTAAGAAGTTTTGAGGTTGGTCTGGATCAACTACATCTTTGCCAACACGGAAACCAGTTCTATGCCCATCTTGAAACTCGTATACAAGGTCTTCTAATGGGTATCTAAACCCTGTCCGGTCACATATACCGTATGCGTGTTTACCAGACGCGTAGCTCATCTCATACCACCATGAAAGGTTTGAAACGGTACGAATATGGAAGACGCACGTTCTTGGTCCTCATATGCCGCTAACTTAAATTGATACTCATACTCTTCTCTAAGAGGCACTGCTCTGGCTGCAGCTTCAGGTTTTTTCATAGCTACGTGAAACGCTAACCCTGATACAAGCGCAGGTACAAACCGTGGGGGTATACTGTTTGTTTCTCCCCCAACACCTGACGCAAGCCCATCAATACCCTTGAGGCGGAAATACAGTAGTTTGTAAGCCTGTGTAGTGTCCGGCGTAGGCCACAGTGTAAACTTTACTTCTGTGGGTAGCCGCTGCACATATATCTGCGTGGGCCGTCCTACAGTGTTCTTATTAGTCTGCTGTGCATATGTAGACACGCTAACGCGCTGTAAAGCTGTATCTATTTGATTTGTACCTGTACCAGTACGTAGCTGATGCTCAATAATATCTATAGTATCTACGGGCATACTATAATCTATTTGCCCTGCGGTCAGATCGACAGTGCCAGAGTCAATAGTGAACAGGTTAAGACCCCTGTTCTGCCACTCTAGGGTTAAGATATTAAGACTACGGCGGATAGTGCGTAGGTCATACCCAGATTGCATCTGCAAGCCAGCCCGTTCAAAGGCTTCTTCAAACAACTCAGGTAGGTCAGGTACGACTGTAGCCATTATTTAGTCCTCTTCTTACCACTAGCAGTAGTAGACCATTTCACACGCTTAGGCCCAGTTTTCTTTGTAGCCTCGGACTTAGTTATCTTAGACGCCACTTTCTTAGGGCGACAGGCAGGGTAGGGACGCTTGGACTTGCCTTTAGCGGATTTACGTCCGCAGGCTTTACCCGTCTTAACATCGGTCCACTCTTCACCGAAC